TAACAGCTCAAGGAGAAGTTAGTGTACAGAATCACATAACAGCATCTGGAACAGCAACACTTGCAGATGAGCAGTACGGAATTTGGATAGGACCATTTTCAATAAGTGGAACGGTCGACATAGGAGCCGGTAGTAACTTTGTTGTTACCAGTTTCAATAGAATGAATCAAATAGACTTAATAAACTATAGCGACTATTAAAAATAAGAACGGGAATTAAAAATGAGTAGACTTAATGTAAACAGTGTTAACCCACACGATGGAGCTCTAGTATCGGTAACAGGATCCACTGATGGTGGAGTGGTTGTTAGCGCATCTGGAGATAATGTTGGTAATCCTCTACTACAAGTACATGGTACAGTATCAGCATCAGGAAATTTAACTGCATCTAATGCATTCTTTAGCGGTGATGTACACACGGTAGGAAATATATATGTTGAAGGCCATGCAACTTTTAGTGCATACACACCAGGTGGTATTCAACTAGGAGATACTAATACGGATAATGTAACCTTTGGTGCGGATGTAAATTCACATATTATTCCTAATGTAAATAATACATATGATTTAGGTTCAGATGCTCAAGAATGGAGAGATATATACGTTGAAAGAACTGGATATATTGACACTATCATTCAAGATGATACTTCTACAACGAATGTATTTAAAGGAGATTCTGACTTTGTTGATGATGCAGGTTCTATAAGTTTACAGGTTCACTCAGCTGATGGTAACGTTGGTGTAAAAGTTGCAGATCCAAATGTAGACTTTGAAGTTGCAGGTAATATTAGTTCTAGTGGATGGCTTTCTCTTGGAGGAGCAGGTTCTGCAAACGGAACTAAAGGTCACTTAACTGCTTCAGGAAATGCAATAATCTCTGGAACTCTAGAAGTTCTTGGAGGTGCTTTATTTTCTAACATAACAGCATCAAATATAAGTGCAAGTAATCATCTTTATGGTGGTCTTAATACTTACACAAGTAGAATAAACTCTTTACCAAACCAAGAACAACTACTTATAACAACACCTATAACTGCATCTTCAACTATAAGTTCAAGTGCAGTAATAACTGGAGAAGGTTTATATATTTCTGATGATGCTGAAATTGTAGATGGATTGACAGTAGGAGGAATAACAAATCTTAATGGAGATACACGTATAGGTAATGCTGATAGTGATACTCTAGTAATTCAAGGTAACATAACAGCTTCAGGTATAATAAGTGCATCTAATGTAACTAATTGTACTCACTCACTTGGTGGAGAACTACACATTGCAGATCAAGTTTCGATTATGGATGGTGGTGGCCAAGGTAGAATAGGTATTGGAACTTTAACTCCAGACGCAACACATAGACTACACATTCAAGTACATAACTCAGTAGCTCAACCTCTTATTAAATTTCAAACAAATGGAGGTACTGCTACTCATGGTATACAATCTGGAGCTGATGGTGGTAATCACTATATTCACAGTACTAAGGCTGGTGGAGCTCTAGAATTAGGTGCAGCCGGTTCAACTATGATACATGTTTCTTCATCAGGAAAAATAATCACATCTCCAACTTCAGTAGTATCTGCTAGTAATGCAACAGCAGAACATGTTATAGGAGGTATAATTAACCTTCCATCAACCGAAGATTTAGCAGATGGTGGAGCTATTTTAAGAAATGTAGCTTCTTCTCACTTTACAACTGGTGGTGCAGAAACAGCTACTCTAGCTGCAGGTACAGAAGGACTGGTTAAAGTTCTTGCAATGAAAGGTGATGGTGGAGATATGGTAGTAACAGTTACAAATGCAGGATGGAAATCATCTGGTACTGGAACAGTTACATTTGATACAATAGGTGATTCTGTTACCTTAATGTATATATCTGACAAATGGTTTGTTATCGGTAATAACGGTGCAACATTTGCATAATTAATAAGTTAAAGGTTATATGGCAAGAAGAATTAAAAAGATAAATGGGTATAGAAGCGGCTTTGAGAACAAGGTCGCTTCTGCACTTTCAGAGCAAAAGATTAAGTTTGAATATGAGGTTACACAAGTTGAATACATAAAGCCTCAAACAAATCATAAATACACAGTAGATTTTACTCTTCCAAATGGTATATTAATAGAAACCAAGGGTAGATGGACAACTGAAGATCGTAAAAAGCATTTACTAATAAAAGAACAACACCCTGAGTTGGATATTAGATTTGTTTTTCAAAACCCAAACGGAAAAATAAGAAAAGGTTCTAAGACCTCCTATGGAGATTATTGTGACAAGCATGGAATCTTATGGGCAGATAAAGAAATACCTAAAGCCTGGTTGTTGGAAAAATAGTTTCCTGAGATTTTACCGATTCAATAATTTTTATTATATTATACCTATAAATGGGTAATCTAAGACTAATACAAATACTAGAGCAAGTGCTTGGCAAATCAAAGCAAAATAGTCAAACTGGAGAAGTTGGCTTTTATTGTCCTTTCTGTAAACACCACAAAATGAAGTTTAATATACACATAGAAACTGAAAAGTGGCAATGCTGGGTATGTAGTGCAAAGGGAAGAACTATTTCATCTCTTTTTAGAAAATTAAATGTTTCTCAAGAAATTATGAATAGGCTATCAAAGATAATTGGTAAAGTTATTACTACAATTTCTTCAAAAAAGTATGATGACTTATCGTTGCCAATAGAATATACTCCTCTATATTTAGCAAATAAAAATAGTCCAGAATATAAAAATGCGATGCATTATTTACTAGGAAGAGGATTAAGTGGAACAGACGTTCTAAGATATGGAATAGGTTATTGTGAAGGCGGAAGATATAGTGGCATGATTGTTATACCTAGTTATGATGATGAAGGAAATTTAAACTTTTTTACTGGTAGAAGTTATTATAAAGATGCAACATATAGGCATAATAACCCTAGAGTAAGTAAAGATATAATTGGCTTTGATTTATACATAAACTGGGATGAGCCTATAACAATTGTTGAAGGAGCATTCGATGCAATAGCAGCAAGGCATAATGCTATACCACTATTTGGTAAGTTAATGCTAGACAGTCTTAAGACAAAAATAATAAAGAATAAAGTAAATAGAATAAATATTGCACTAGACTCAGACGCACTAGGACATTCTATTAAGATGGCAGAATATTTTATGAGTTTAGATAAGGAAGTACATATAATAGACCTTGGAGATAAAGATCCTAGTGAAATGGGATATGAAGCATTTCAAGGTTTAGTAAATAATTCTAAGCCTCTAACATTTGGAAAATTAATGGAGTATAAGTTTATATGCAAGTAGAAGTTGGATTTGATAAAGTAGAAAAGATTTTACATGTTGCTGATATACATATTAGGAACTTTAAAAGGCACAAAGAATACAGGCAGGTATTTAGAAAACTATATAAAGAGGCTAAGCTTTTACCGAAAAATAGTTTAATATATGTTGCAGGAGATATTGTACACACCAAAACAGATATTAGTCCTGAATTAGTAGAGCTCACCTCAGAATTTTTTAGGAAGCTTGCTGATATTAGGCCAACAATTGTAATTACTGGTAATCATGATGCAAACCTTAATAATTCAAGTAGACTGGATGCACTTTCACCCATAGTTGATAATCTTAATCACCCTAATCTACACTACTTAAAAAATAGTGGAATATACAGAGTTTCTAATATAGATTTTATAGTCATGTCAGTGTTTGATGACCCGAAAGACTTCCCAGATGCAACTCAAGCAACGAATATAAAAATTGGTCTACATCATGGACCTGTTCATAACTCTGTTACAGATATAGGATATGTTGTAAATAATGAAAGTCTAAAACAGTCAGTATTCTCTGGATGTGACTTAGTATTATTGGGTGATATACATAAGCGGCAATACTTGGATAAAAATGAAACAATAGCCTATGCCGGATCTCTAATACAACAAAACTTTGGAGAAACATTTGAAAACCATGGTTATATGTTATGGGATATGAATACATTAAAGGGTGAATTTATTGATATACACAACGACTATGGATATTATACTGTAGACATGGTAGATGGTAAGTTGCCGAATATAGATAATATACCTAAATATCCAAGATTAAGAATAAGAACAACAAATACTACACAAGCAGAACT